GGCTGCCGCAAATTCTAATACAGCTACTAGACATATATTACAAGCTGGATTGTATTTAACAGCTGAAACCGCTGAGTGTTTATCTCTTAGAATATCAGATATTATAGAATATTCTCCCACTAAAGATGCGTTTATACAAGCTATAGGTACACATAATATGGCTACGCTAGAAGAGATCAAAAATCTACATTTATATGACTTTGGTATATTTATTGATCTAATGCCGGATGAAGAGGAAAAAGCTATGCTTGAGAACAATATTCAAATGGCATTACAACAACAGAATATAGAACTTGAAGATGCTATTGATCTTAGAGAAATTAAAAATATAAAACTCGCAAATCAATTGTTGAAAATAAGAAGAACTAAAAAACAAGAGAGAGATAGACAGTTACAATTAGAAAATATAGAAGCTCAAACCCAATCTAATACTCAGGCCGCACAAGCAGCAGCACAAGCTGAAACACAAAAAAATCAAGCTTTAACGGCTAGTCAAGGTGAACTAGAGCAATTAAAAGGAAAAATAAATTCTCAAAAATTACAACAAGAAGCTGAACTCAAAAAAGAGTTAATGGCTTTAGAGTTTCAATACAACATGCAGCTTAAAGGAATTGAAGTTGATGGAGTAAAAGAAAGAGAAAAACAAAAAGAGGATAGAAAAGACGAAAGAACAAAAATACAAGCTACACAACAATCAGAAATGATTGACCAAAGAAATAATAAAAAACCACCTAAAAACTTTGAATCCGCAGGTAATGATATACTAAGTGGAGGATTTGATTTAGGGGACTTTGGGCCTAGATAAATTATTAACTATTATTATATTATATTATGGAAGAAAAATTAGAAGAAGTAGTTGAAGAAACTACACAACAAAACCAACAAGATCCAGGTGATGAAAACGTGGTGAAAGTTGATGAAACAAAATTTGAATCTGCTGGTGATGACAGTATTATCAAAGTAGACTTAAGTAAACCCCCAATACCAAAAGAAGAAAAAAATGAAACTAAAGAAGATAACGCTGACGACAGCGGAGTGGTTGCAGAGTCTAAAAATGCCGAGCCCACAGAAAAACAAGAAGAAGTACAACCGGAAACAGAAGCACAAGAAGCTCCAGTATTAGAAGAGATCACTGAAGATTCTACCGAAGAAGAGGTTGCTGAAGCGGAAGAGCAGATCGAAGAAGCTGTTGCTGAGGCTGAAGCTACTGGAAAACCACTACCAGAAAATATCCAAAAGTTAATGGACTTTATGGAAGATACTGGAGGAGATTTAAGTGATTATGTTAAGCTTAATCAAGATTACAGTGAACTAGATAATCAAGAGTTATTGTATGAATATTACAGACAAACAAAACCTCATTTAAATAACGAAGAAATTAGCTTCCTTATGGAAGACGAATTCTCTTTTGATGAAGATACAGACGAGGAAAGAGATATACGAAGAAAAAAATTAGCGTTAAAAGAGCAAGTTGCCAACGCTAAAAGCCACTTGGACGGGCAAAAGTCCAAATACTATGAAGAAATTAAAGCTGGAAGTAAACTCACGAGTGAGCAACAAAAAGCAATTGATTTCTTTAATAGGTACAACAAGGAGTCAGAAGCAACTCAAAAAGTAGCAAAAAAGAATTCTGATATTTTTACACAAAAAACCAATCAGGTTTTTAACGACAGGTTCAAAGGTTTTGAATACAACGTCGGTGATAAAAAATACAGGTTTAATGTAAACAACGCTGATGAGGTTAGAAGCACCCAAAGTGATATAAATAATTTTACCAAAAAGTTTTTGGATAAAAATTCTACATTATCAGATGCCAAGGGTTATCATAAATCTCTTTATACAGCAATGAATGCAGATGCTGTTGCAAAACACTTTTACGAACAAGGAAAAGCGGACGCTATGAAAGATAGTGTTGCTAAAGCCAAAAACGTGAATATGAATCCAAGACAAAGTCACGGTGAAATTAAAACGGGTGGTTTAAAGTTCAAAGTGTTAGGCGATAATTCTTCTGATTTTAAGTTTAAAATTAAAAACAAAAATAAATAACAATTTAAAAAAATAAATTATGGCAATTACTCCAGGTGGTAGTTTGAATAGCGTTGCAGCTTCACAAAAGCAAACGTTACAGTCAAACTACATCGATTTCGCGACAGCAGGTTCTTCGGACGGCTGGGCGCAACAATATTTACCAGATCTTATGGAGAAAGAAGCTGAGGTTTTTGGAAACAGAACAATCTCAGGATTTCTTTCACAAGTAGGAGCTGAAGAGGCTATGGCTTCTGACCAAGTAGTTTGGTCTGAGCAGTCTAGATTACACGTTGCATGTATAGGTTCACTTGTAACAAATACTAATATTTTCACTGTAGTTAGTGACGGTGATGGGAATATATCAGGTGATGGTTATACTATCGCTAATCACGGTCTTAGATTATATGACGTGTGTTTAGTAGCTAACGCTGGATGGTCAGGTACTGGTCAAGTAGCTTTAGTTAACGGTACAGCTGTTACTATTATACCTTACGGTGAGGAAACTTGGGCTGATTCTCCATTTCATGGATCAAGTGCAACTTTAGCAAACACGCAAGTTGTAGTTATTGGTTCTGACTGGGAAAAAGGCTCAACTGGTCACGGTGGTCTTACACAAGGTACTGGTACTAACAAAGCTATCAAACCAACATTCAAATCATTTACTAACAAGCCTGTTATCATGAAAGATTACTATGAGATCTCTGGATCTGATGCTTCTCAAATTGGTTGGGTTGAGGTTTCTGGTGAAGATGGTCAAGGTGGTTACTTATGGTACTTAAAAGCAGCTAGTGATACAAGAACACGTTTTAATGATTACGTTGAAATGATGTGTATTGAAGCTGAGCCAGTTAACGCTGAGTCTCACATCTTAGATGCAGGTGAAACTGATGATACTGGTTATTACTCTTCTGGTAGAAATCCAGGTGGTATGGACGGTTTATTCTATGCTGTAGAACAAAGAGGTAACGTAACTTCAGGTGTGACTGGTGTTAACGCTGCTACTGATTTAGCTGAATTTGACGCTATCTTAGCTGAGTTTGATAATCAAGGTGCAATTGAAGAAAACATGATGTTTGTAAATAGAACTACGTCTCTAGCTATGGATGACATGTTAGCTTCTATGAATTCTTATGGAGCTGGTGGTACTTCTTACGGGGTATTTGACAACTCAGAAGATATGGCATTAAACTTAGGTTTCTCTGGATTCCGAAGAGGTTCTTATGACTTCTACAAATCTGATTGGAAATATCTAAATGACAAAGCTACAAGGGGTGGTATTAACTCCGCTGCAACTTCTGATGCTGTTCGTGGTGTTATAGTTCCAGCTGGTGTGTCTTCAGTTTATGACGAGCAATTAGGAAAGAACATGAAACGTCCTTTCTTACATGTTAGATATAGAGCTTCTAATACAGAAAGTAGAAAAATGAAAACTTGGACTACTGGTTCTGTTGGTGCTGTTACATCTGATTTAGATGCAATGCAAATGAACTTCTTATCTGAAAGATGTTTAGTTACACAAGGTGCTAACAACTTTATGTTAATGAAGTAAGCACAATTATTTTAAAGAGTCGGGGCTTCGGCCTCGACCCTTTATTTTTATTAATTTTATTATATATTATATTATGGCAAAAAAACAAGAAACAAAAAAAGAAATGTTAACCGAAGAGGTTATCCAGGTTGCTGAGCAACCAAAAGAAAAAGTAATTGAAAAATTACTACCGAAAAAAGATACTTGGGAAATAAAAAATAGAAGTTATTTTTTAAGAGGTAAAAGTAGAAAATCCCTATCTAGATCTATAAAAAGCGCTGGTATTTATTATTTTGACGAAGAAAAAGGTTACGAAAGAGAATTAAAATATTGTGAAAACCAAAGAACTTGCTTTGTAGATGAAATGCAAGGTGATCAAAGATTATCTCATATTATATTTAGAAATGGCGTGTTATATGTACCAAGAGAGAAACAAACGTTACAAAAACTACTATCATTGTACCACCCAGGTAGAAAGCATATATATGTAGAGCACAAGCCCCAAGTGATAGCTCAAAACGAAGTGCAAATTATAGAACTAGAGATTGACGCGTTAAATGCAGCTAAAAATCTAGATATTGATATGGCTGAAGCTGTGTTACGAGTAGAAAAAGGCTCTGAGGTGTCTAAGATGAGTTCTAAAGAACTTAAAAGAGATTTATTAGTATATGCTAAGAGAAACCCTGAGTTGTTCTTAGATCTAGTAAATGATGAAAATGTTCAACTTAGAAACTTTGGTATTAAAGCAACAGAAATGGGGATATTAAAATTGTCTTCTGATCAAAGAACTTTTTCATGGGGTTCTAACGATAGAAAACTAATGAATGTTCCATTTGATGAACATCCATATTCAGCTTTAGCCGCTTGGTTTAAAACTGATGAAGGAATGGAGATTTACTCCAATATTGAAAAACGATTAAAATAATAATCACTTGTAGATGCAGTCGCTCTACGGGGCGATTGCAAATACAAATAAAAAGAAATTATGGCAG